CCGTTACTTACAAAATCATAAAACTTTTGAGCAGTTTCTAACACAGCGTCAGTACCAGGCACCTCTGGCATTGTTACTTGCGTAACGATTTCGTTACCTTCTTTTTTCATCGAAGTTTGAAACGCACCCCATTTGGCATCAAAGTCTTGCCAAACTTGATTTTGAGCAAACTCTAATACTTTGGTTCGCAGTTCATAACCGTTTTTGTTTGCTTTAATTACAGGAATAGCACCCTTCATCAGCTCAGCAAATTGTTCAAATTGTTTAGTCATATCATTCATCGTATATCTCCTTGTGTGTGTGAATGTGTTGCTATTATAGCAAAATTATTTATTATTGTCAATAGGCTTGTGATCTTTTTTAGGTGCTGTATCCTCACCATAATAGGGAATATGAGCCATTAGAACGCACCTTCGCCTAACATAATTTTACGAGCAAGATCGTAACGACCTTGACGTGCAAATTCAGCAGCAGCCCTTGCACGGCCTGCACGTTCAAAAAATTCTATAATTTTCTGCCACATCATTTGCCGCCTTTCTTTTTTTCTAAAATTTCTTTGAAATATGAATGATCAGGATCCCCAACAATGTTGGACCAACCTTGTACTTGTAAATTGCCTTTAGCACGAATTTGCCAAGGTGCTTGTCCATGTTCAACCATACGTTGTCTGCGTTCTAGATCAGCAAGATCTACACTGTTGGCAAACCAATTTTCCATCGTTTTTTGTTCTTGGTCTTTAGAAACTACAACTTTGGCAAACCATTCACCAAGCATAACGACCACCTTCTGGAGGCACGCCGCCGGTCGTTTTCATGTAGTTAAATGCCCAAGCTGCATCACTCTTGTATTCTGTTCTAGCCCAAGCCATTAGATCTGCGTCTCTTGCTCTTACAACAGGTGATCCACCGAAAGTTTTGACAAAACTTTCGAAAAACTTTATATTTAACATTTTTATAATTTCCTATATGTGTGTGCTATGCTGCAACTGCAACATACCAATATATTTAACACTTGAATACCACAAAATCAACTGTGTTAAACGCAAAGACGTTATGCGTTTGAAGCATATCACACAACTGTTACAATTATGACGATTTAACCAATTATTGGCCAAATAACTTTTTAACACTGTTAGGATCGTCTAGTGTGTATGGAGATTGAACGGTTGTGTTTAGTCTTCCTTGGCAACGATATCCCGCAGCAACAACTCTAACAATCTGATTTCCTAGTCGGCGTTCTTTACTGCCTGCACGACCTAACCTAAATTCAATATTTACAGCGCCATCGAATTCAGGTATGGGTAAGTTAAGAGGGTTTGAACCTAAGTAAAACAAACCAGCACCACCAATTTGTATATAATACACACCTTTGCGATTATATGTAGCGGCGATAATTTTTGCATTATCAAACGATTCAATTGCATTGAGTTTTGTTAAAAAGCCTTTACTTTGTGCTTGATTCCATGCATCTTTTGTTATTGACCCAAACGGTATAGTGTTCGGAAGATTTGCGTGTAAGGCCGCAGGTTCTAACGTTTTTACAAAATTAATATACGCAATAACATCATCTGCTTTATTTTGTGCTGCTTGAATATAAAATGGTAATGCATCTGAATCAATTGCATCCGGTGTTACAACTTCGTATACATTGTTTTCGGGATCAACCCGAACACTTGTACCACCAAGTTGAGCATTTTTATTCGCTTTAACTTCAATGTTAAATGCATTACCATTGAACGTTGCTTCAATGTCTCCTGCTCCGAATCTACTGTAACCGGCGCCGCCAACGGTGCCCAGGTCTAAACCAGGAATTTGTGCAGATTGCAGTGCAGCGTAAACACGGTTTTCGTATTCGACGCCGCCTGCTCCTACTGTTTCTTCAATGGTATTTATAAATTCTACTACTCTCATGCAATTATTTATTACATTTTAGTTGTAGAAGATTCGTATATTTTATTATATTGATTGTTAACTCGAATGAATGTTGTACATTTACTAAGTTGCTTAAGTGTTGATGCGCCCACATATGTGCAAGTGGAACGTACACCGCCTAAAACAGTTTGGATAGTATTTCCAACTGCGCCACGATACGGAACAAGAACTTCTCTGCCTTCACTTGCTCGGTAATCTTTTAAGCCGCCAAAGTGTTTAGTGTTTGCAGCATCACTACTCATCCCGTAAAATTGAACAAACTGCTTGTCTTGTTTTATTTGAGATCCTACGGGTCCATATAGACCTTGATTGTCAATTTCGTTAGTAAGATACGTTTTGGTGATTATGTCGCCGCCGCCTTCGTCGTGGCCGGCCAGCATCCCGCCCAGCATTACAAAGTCGGCACCAGCAGCAAAGGCTTTAGCAACATCGCCAGGGCAAGTACAACCGCCATCGGCAATAACATGACCACCAAGACCATGAGCAGCATCCGCACACTCGATGACGGCGGATAGTTGGGGATAGCCGACGCCAGTTTGTATACGAGTAGTACAAACACTACCAGGACCAATACCGACTTTAATAATATCTGCTCCAGCAAGAATTAACTCCTGTGTTTGATCTGAGGTAACTACATTACCTGCAATAATTACAATGTGTGGATAAATTTTACGTATATTACGAACGTGTGATACAAATGCTTCACTATACCCGTTGGCTACGTCAATGCACAAATACTTGAGATTGTCATTGACACGAGCATACACTTGGACAAACTTGTCGTAATCCGCAGAGCTTGTTCCGATACTCATTGCAACGTAGTCTGTACGATAAAGTCCGCCGGGCTCGTAATTAAAATAATCAACCAATTCTTTTTCAGTGTAGGTCTTAATAAGGCAAGTAAAAATACCTTGTTTAGACAATACATCTGCCATAGCAAATGTACCTACACCGTCCATATTAGCAGCCATTATAGGAATGCCATTATAGTGAGGATCGTCCGAGCAGTTGTGTGGGAAGTCTGGTTGATAGTTTTTAAATTTAAATTTGCGTGAAAGTTCTACTTCTTTTCGTGAAGTTAATGTGCTACGCTTTGGACGAATCAGCACATCACTGTAGTCCATTTTAATATCATGTTCTAAATGCATGTAATCCTCTTATTCTTCTTCAACAGTAAATGTCAAAAAAAAGCCGTTGTTACGACTAATGTTTGTTGCTTCTAGAGCTTTTTGCTCTGCAATTTCGTAGTAATAAATGCCAGCAACACCTTTGCCGTTAGTGTGAATTTCCATTGTGATGTTTTCTGCACGAGCAGTATTGTGGTTAAACAACCCCACTAGCAATTCAATAACAAATGCCATTGGCGTTTTGTCATCGTTGTGCAGTACGACCTTAAACTTTTTTGGCTTATCAAATCGCACATTTATTGTTTCTTTAACAGTTACACTAGTTTGACTCATAATCTTTTCATCCATAAAAAAGTAGAGGATTTTACTCCTCTACTTATAATAGCATTATTACTTGTTTTGAGCAATAGCAATTTTACGTGGTTTTTTTTCTTCAGGAACAATACGCTCTAGTTCAATATAAAGCATACCATTTTCCATACTAGCACCTGTTACCACAACATCGTCAGCTAGTGTAAAGTGACGAGTGAACCTACGTTGTGCAATACCCTTATGAATCCACTGCACCGTCTCTGATGATGATACTTCTGTAGGAACATGAGAAATTGTAAGAACGTTTTCCTTGAGTTCAATATCAAGGTCTTCCCATTTTACTCCTGCAAGTGCCATTTCAATTGTAAAATGATCACCATCTTTAAGAATGTTGTAAGGAGGGTATCCTGCGTTTGCAGTTTGGTGATCCACGTAGTGAATCATGTTGTTAAACAATCTGTCGAAGCCCACTGCGTGTGGTGTTAGTTTGTTTAAATCAAGGGTTGTTAGTCTGGTATTCATTGCTGTATCTCCTATAATAGCAAGATGTATTTCAGGACCCATCGTTGGCATCCATTTTTATTTATAATCGGGAGGCTAACCGTGGCCCCCCACGAGCGTATTAAGGCGCTACCCTATTCTTATTTAAAATATAATATCTTAACGTCTTATCATTACACCGCTTTGTTCTTATCAGGGTTACAATAAATAATAATAAGTTTGTAGTAGTTTAATAAATTGTTTCTTGTCTAATACGCTAGATGATTTCTTTTCCGCACCTGGCTATCCAATAATATTTATAAAGTTAATATAGTATGTGTGAACAGTTGTCAATACCGAAAAAATTAAATTAATTTATCTTTATCTAATTTTCTTAGCCAACGTTTACGTGCCGCAGCTCGCTGTTTTTTCTTAGTGATACTTGGTTTTTCAAATGCTTCACGATCACGAAGTTCTTGAAAAACTCTATCGTTGTTTAAAATTTTCTTTAGTTTACGCATTGCTCTCGATACATCGTTATTTCGCACCTCTACATGAGTGCCTTTAACAATAGGATCTCGCAACTTATAGTGTTTAGACATGCTTTCCTCTTTTTAAAATTCCAATAATCTTTGTGCCATTCAAACTTGGTTGCTGTTCCCATTCATAGTTTTCCAGTTGTTCTGAAATACGATTGATGACATCATATCCTAGTTGTCTATTAGCATTTTCCCGACCTCTGAACTGCACCATGCATTTTACTTTTGCACCGTCAGCTAAGAAACGTTCAATATGTTTTAGCTTTGTTGCAAAATCGTTAGTATCAATTCCCGGTCTAAATTGGACTTCTTTTAATTCAATTCGGTTTTCTCGCTGCTTCTTAGCTGCTTCTTTTTCCTTACGTTTTTGTTCGTAGAAATATTTATCTGCTGCTATAATTTTTGCAACAGGAGGAGTAGCGGTTTCTGTAATAAGAACTAAATCTAAACCTCGTTCATCTGCAAGCCGAAGTGCATCACGCTTACTCATAACGCCAATCGGGCCATTATCATCGTTTACCCGAAGCTCATGATAACGAATGTATTCGTTAATTTGTGGTCCATCGACTCTTTTAAAATCTTTGCTCAATTCTGATCCTTATTATAGCTAAACATTGAACTCCTTATTCTAGATTTTCCAAAACTAAATCAAAATAGTCTTGAAGGTCTTCATATACATTAAATCCGTTATTTACAGCATTAAACAACTTTGCAATATCATTGCGTTTTCTCTCATTGTTAATGAAAACTGTATTAGTATCGCTGAAAATTGCACACAGTATGCCTAAATCATTTGCGGTATCTAAATCAACAAACACGTTGTCGCTGAATCGCATAACACTAATTAGCCAAGCCATGTTAGAATCGTTCACTTGTCCATCGCAGTGATAGATGCTTACTGGCACTGTTTTAAATAGCCGTTCATGCATATTTTCGATTTTATTAATAAATTTATCACTAGTGCTAACAATAGTAATAGCCGGACCATTTTCAGTTAAATGCATGTCAGGCGGTGTAATAGTATAAATTGAATTTTCCCTCATAGGGTTTATTCTTCCTTATTAATTATCTTAATTGATTTTATTTGTTTTTGCTGCACTAATTTTCCGTCGATGCCGTAAACTTTATCATAAACTGTATCATTGATACTACTATACGGTTCTTCTGTATTAGTGTCAACCTTTTCTTTTTTAAGTTCATTAAAAACTTCTTCTATAGTTTCTGGATCTGCTTTTTCTAGCATTTCTTCTATAGAGTCTTTTACTTTTGTAACTGTAGTCTCTTCTACTTTGCTTTCAGCTTGCGCTGTTTTGATTTCTGGTGCGCTTTCAACTGTTCTGTTAGTTTTTTCATTTTTTCTTTCCTTACGCCATTCGAATGTATATTGACTTGCAATCAATAATACGACTGCTAACGGGTCGAACACAAAAATAATTATAATGATAACCCAACGAACCGCTTCTTCTAGTGTAGACTTATCTGTTTGATTACCATATATAAATTCCGCTAGATATTTAACAGGTCCAACTTCTGCCTCAAGTTTTCTATTTTCAGCTTCTAATGTATATTTTTGCTCTGTAAGTGTGTCAATTAAATCATTTGCTGTTTTGATTTTTGCTTGTTGTTCGTTGATTGTTATTTCTACATCTGCATCCGCACCAACTGTTAAACTATCACGAAGTCTTTGTATTAGTTCCTGCGATGCTGCAATTTGTGCATCTGCACCACTTCGTATTCTTGCAATTTCATCATATGCAGATTGTATTGCTGGATTTTGTGTGTTACGAACTTCATCTATTCGTGCTAATACTTCTAGTTTTCTAGTTTTAACTGCTTCGATTTGATTAGTACGGATATCGTTAATAATATCTGTTAGTCTGCTTCTTTCGGTGTCAACTGTTGACTGTGCATTTTGTCTAATAGTTACAATCTGACTGTTTAATTCTGCAATACGATCATTTTGTTGTATGTACCAAACATTAGCAACTCTCTGTGTATTTGGTCCGGCATTGCCATCATCATTTACTCCAATAGCTTGTTGTGCTGCTTTAATTTGATTTGTTTCGTTGCTTGCAAATTGACCTTTAATAAGTGTAACATTATCTTGTATTGCTTTAATTTGATCTAACAGCAGTTGTACTGCACTTGTATCAACTTTTAAATTAGATAATTTGTTTTCATATTCTTCCGCTTGTTGATTTAGTGTAGTTATTTGTATATCAAGTTGATCTAGTTGTTGCAGATACGGTGTTACTTTGTTTTCGTCTGCAGTTCTTGCGGCTTCGATGATTCTGTTTTGTTCATCAATTGCAGGTTGTATACGACTATAAGTGCTGTCAATTCTTGCTTGTTCAGTATCTATTTGCCCTTGAATAATTGTGTTTTGATTACCAGTACTTGCTTCTGCTGTTGCAATTTTTTCTTCTGCTCTGTTAATAATTGCTTGTTGTCTTGCAATCTCGGTAGTAATGCGTTCTATTTGTTGAACACTTTCAATGCCTGCTGCAGTTTGCTCTATATGTGCCTTGGACAAGAAGCCAAAAATGCCCATACTTGTTATGAACATTAACACAATTGTTGCAACACTTAAGTATGCTCTTAACCACCACGCTGCACGATCCCAATATTTGTGTAGCCATACTATGGCTACCAATTTACCAACCTCTAATGCACTACCCATAATTATGATAGGAATTACCGCTGCAGCAAATATAGCTACTAAACCAGATACACTATAATAGATAGCAACTCCACTGATAATAAGAGCTATTATTAAAACTAAAAAACCAAATAACATGTATTATTCTCCGTATGTAACAGCGTGTTTTTCATTTATCATTTTTTGATTAATACCTATTCTAACACCGTTTTCATCTTCTGTAAATACATGTCCTAATGTTCTGCCTGCTTTACCACGTTTATTCATAACTGTTTGACAGATAAATTCTTTGCCTAAAAGTTCTGTTAGGCGATTTTTAGATGCAGTGGCTTTTTGTCTGATAGCATCGTCTGAACTTTTGATGTCTTCGCAATTTATCCCGTATAATTTAATACGTTGCCTTACTAAGACATTAAATCCTAAATCAATTTGAGCATCAACTGTGCATCCGTCTACTACACGGATAACAAAACACTTGTATTCATACATTTAAATTACATCCTCTGCCTCTATAATATTTATAGGAAAATGAGGATTTTGATATATCAAATATATCAGTTGTCTGCTTTAATCACAAAATCTTGTGTCACTACAGGTCCGTTAATACTTAATGTATAACCGCCTGCATCTGTTGGCCCGTATCTGAAACCATGATTACTAAAATTTGGGACAATATTTGATAATATATCTCTGCTAGTTGTGCCGTTGTCTACGAAATTGTAATTATCAATCCAGTTTTGAATACCTGTTGCACTGTTCATTATACTAGCCTTATTTTGTTGCTACGTTTTTAGCAGGACCACGTCTCTCTGGATTAGGGTCTTCTCTGCGCTTACGTCGAGCTGCTTTTGCTCTGTCTTTTTTACCTAATGCGTGTGCTTTACTTTGTGGTAAACACTTAGGCTTACCTTCGCTATCATCGCCGCGAGCACAATCGCCACGAATTTTACCATCAGGCCCGAACCTTACCCATTTTTGTTTGAACCACTTACGCAAGTCTTCTTCTAGTGCTTCATGTAGCTCGTCTGTTATTACTGATTCTTTTTTCACGCAATTAGGCACTCTCTTACCAAACATGGTTTTCATGCCTTTTTTCTCGTAGCCTGTCCAGCACTTTTCGGATATGATTTCTTCTATAATCATCAATCCTTACCTTTATTGCCCCAGTTTTTAGCGCCAACCTTACGGCACTTTACTAACGCACCAGATGCATATGCACTTGGCCATACTTTGTAACGAGACTTAACTTTATGATAACATGCGTCTTTCTCGCCTGCTGCTTCATCAAATTGTGCTTCTGTTATTGATTCTTGTTTTGGTTCTACTTTAGTATCGGGTTGTGGTTCTACTTTACGTGTAGATGCAATTGCAGCTTTCTTCTCATCACTTGATTTACTGCCGAAATTTGCCTGTGTTTTATCTGCGTTTGCAACCCAGTCTTTGGCTTGCTTTTTATTAACAGGCGCAATTAAGAATTCTCTAATTTTTGACTGTGCATTTTTTACTTGATTAGGGTCTGCATCAAACCCGTATGTACTATCGAAAATAATCATGTCGCCGCCAAACATACGTTGAAAACGTCCAATATTATTTTGGACAGCACTCCACATTTTTTCAACTTCTGCTGGATCTAAACTACGCCGACGTTGACGATTACGCTCTTGGGCAACATCCAATGATGTGTTTACATAAATCATCATTGTGTCGTAACCTAATGCATCTAGTCTTGATTTTAATTTTGCAATTTTATCGACATCTTTACCAGTGCCGTCGACAATCATTCCAAGACGACCTAATTTATATAACTCATCTTGTGCAGCACTTGTTTGCTTTGCACGGTCTCTAATTTCTTGACCTTGGGGACTAAAAATGCTGGCAGGATCTAATTCCATGCCAGCCTTTTTCATAAAAATTTCATATACGTCATCGCTGTTTAACATCTTAAGACCAGGATAACCTCCTAGTAACTTTCCTGCAACAAAACTTTTACCGCTTCCAGGACCGCCAGCCATAAAGACTGCTTTAAAGATGTAAGGATCGTTTGGACCCTCGTTAATTGGTTGGGATATAACTTCAAGAACTCTCATGCATTTATTTATACATTCGATCTCACAGTTTCCCAAACTTTACTACTTGGCGTAAGTTGCCACGATCGTCTAGTAATTTAACCAGGCCATCTGTTACATCACCTTGTTTAATCATGTCTGATCTGCTTAGTTTAGAACGCATGTGTGCAAGAGCATTGTTTCTGTTATCAAACAGATCACACTCCTTAGTTTTAACCCCACCTTGGGAAGTATAATAAATAGTTTCTACCTCAAAAGTTGCCACATTGTTACTCCTTATATAGTAAAGTATAATATAGTTTACTTATATATGGTTGTCAAGAGTAATGTATTAGTCACATTCGGGGAATTTATGTTTTACAATTTTCTCCATGCCGGTCAAATGTCCATTGAGCTTATTTGTTACATAAACGTGAGGTTCTTCTGTCCCCCAACGAAAAATTGCATTTTTTGCAAATCCAAAAATTTCTCGTTTATTACTTTGTAGCAATGTATCTTGCATGTCGGTGTCGACGATATCATCTAAATATCGCAATGCATATACAGTAATATCTTTAACGCTAAGTGGGACTTCTACCTTAGCTAAAATCTTTCGTCCAGTGCCAGTATCTTTTGACCTCATTGTCGTGCCTTTCGTTGCCAGTGTGTTAAATTATGATGTGCCATGACATCTCTCCATGATTATCTTGTAATAAGATATTATGGCAAGATGACTTACTTGTCAACCAATAATTGTTGGTTACATTATTTATTATAGTTCAATATACGAAAACTTTATTGACCATGTAACATCTGCAGTCGAAGAACCGTTTGCATAAATTTTAAACTGTCCGTTATCGATTACTGTGTTTATGTCCCACCCGTTTGCAGTAGGAAATGTATATGTTTTAGTAGGAGTTACAGGTAATACATACCCGCCGCTATTATTTTGGACAACACCTTCGATTTTTACTTTTTGCAACTCTGATCTTGCGTTATTCGACCCAACTGCTTCGAGTGTGTAAGACCATATTTTATTAAGTGCTGGGGCTAATTCCACTTCATCAAACTTTACAACAACAGGAGTAGCACTTACTGTTTTAATAGAATATTTTGTATATGGATCTCTGCCTACAACACTGTCTGTTTGTATAACTGCACTTGTTGCAGTTAATGGTGTCGATGTTACAATGTCACCGCCGTTGAACCCAGGATTAGTTGATTCAACTGGAGTAACACCGGCACTTTTTTCTGTTTGCTTCTGTGAATATACTGTTCGGTAACCGGTTATAGTTCCACAATAATCATATATCGGCACTTGTTGTGAAACATTGGGGTTAGGATCATCATCCTTATCTAATATATCAAGTATTTCCGGCTCGACTAGTAAATGAAATATATTAGGATAAGTTATTGGTTGACCGATTGCAGTTTGTGTATTTGAAAATAGAGGCCCGCCAGTAGCAGGATTATAGTTGTACTGATAAGTTACAGGGTATGATGCTAAGTTGTCGTATATACTCTTTAGAGAAGAAACAACACTTGCTGTTGAGGTAATCGAACCGCCGCCAGTGCCAGTGCCCGAATTATACATCACACCAACTTCTGTGTTACACCCACCGGATGTAAAATTGCTGCCGCCAGTATCGTATGAACCTAATATATTGTTCTCGAAACTAATAATGCTTGATATTGCATCAGCAACAGTGTTAACATCATTTGTAATACTATCTATAACACTTTGTCCGAGCGTTCCTGCACTAACTGCAGAAAAATTGTTTGCAATAGTTCCTAATATGCCGCCATTAAATACGTTAGAATTAAACCCGCCAGGAGTTAAACATGCACAAACTTGTCCGGGAACAATACTACCTATTTGATCAATTATAGATTTACCTGCACCCAAAAAGCTACCAAATGCATTTGCAAGTATATTAGGTATGGCAATCGGATTAACAGGAGATGCACAAAAATTAATCATTGCTGCAACGTTTTGTGCTTCTGCAATGATAGCATTTAATCTTCCTAAAATATCATCTATTTTAGTATGGTCCATAAATGATTGCAGTGCGCCTGCAAGTTTGTCTAATGCAGCATATAATGCAGCTTGTAAATTCGGCAATCCTAGCAATTCTTGTATATTTGCATACATACAAATTTGTAAGTTAGGAAGTTTAAAACCGCTGCCGCTTAGTAAACCACATATAAGTTCTCTTAGTGTAAAACTGTATTCAGCTGATGCAATTATTTTTAACGGGCCGGCATCAATACCAGTGCCGCTACCAAAGTATTGAGTCGCATCTAAATAATCGTTTGCATTTTGCAAACCTGCTTTGAAATCATCATATGTAGTCATTGTTATCCACCTGCTCTCACATTACCGCTTGCGGTCGATGCTTTGGGATTGCAATGAGAACCTCCAAGCGGAGGACACAATCTGTCAGGCGATGCACTGTCGTTTAATACAATAATTGGTTTGCCGCCGATGCGTATCTTAGGATTAGATGTGATTAACCCGCCGCCGCCGTGTGTGTTTTTGTCGCCATCTACTGCAACAGTTCTGCCGTTTACTCTAACGTTAAGACCTGTTGCAATAGTTTGTGCGCCACAACTTCTAGAATCTTTGTCTCTATGCACGAATCCCATGCATATATTTATTACAAGACAAGACCGGCAGGTGCTGCAACAATACCAGACGTTGCTTGTGTATAGTTGTCTGATATTTGTTTAACTGTTTTTGTAACCATAACAACATTGTTTTTGTAAACGTCAATTGGTGTAGTGTCTTTTGGATCTACACTCATTAACCATGGAATAAGCATTGCTTGCCCATTTTGCGGGTTAACTGTAAAAACTAAAGGTCTTGTGAGTTTTAGTGCATCCGGCTTATCTTCCATTAGTTTCCCGATAATTTCTTCACCGGTAACTAATTTGAGTGTTACAACATCATTTGTAACATACGACGGTTTAAGATTGAGCATTAATATTTTCCATTAATTGTTTTACATCTTCGGGATTCATTTTACTTAAAGGTAAACCGCCACCTTCAACTAAAACTTTTCCTTTATAGTAAATTTGCGGGACAGTTTTATGCCCTTGTGCTATGATCCACTCTCGCTGAGCAGAATCTAAGTCAACTCTAATTTCTTCGAATTGAATGTTATTCTTTGTGAGATAATTTTTCGCAAGGTCGCAATATCCACATCCTGCTTTACTGTAAACTGTAATCATAATGAAAATCCTTTATTTTCTTTTAATATCCACCCGCATGTTTTTCCGTATTTTGGAGGAGCAGATCCTTTTTGTGTTTGTTTTTTTAATGTTGAATGACTTAAATTGTGTTCGATGCAGAATTTTGCCAAATCTCCGCCAAATAAATTATACGTGCTGCCGTCTGGTGATGTTAATATATATTCTTTACTTAACTTATTATTATAACCCACTCGCAGTTTGGCTTTATCTGATATTATTTTTTTAGTTTCTTCACTGTGAAATTTTCCCCACATGCCGTTGTTTTCACCCATAGAAGATTCTTGTATTTTTTTTCTCGTTTCTTCTGAATGCGCTCGTGGCCCGTACCCGCCACGTTCTTTTTGTAGATCAGATCTGAGTTTTTTTTGTTCCTCTGCTTTTTCTGTGCCGTATATTTCTTCGTATGTTTTTCCTTTATGATTAGGCGGACGATTATCTACACAAACGTTAGTCAATATACCATCTTTATCATATCCTTTTCTACCATACTTTTTAATAAGGAATGCCTCCATTTCATAAGCTAACTGTTCGTCGACAATATTCTCAGCTATATAGATAATTTCGGGTTCTAGCCCTTCTTGTCTAATATTAGCAATTTTATTTTCTTTATACTGATTCCTCGTTTCCGGAATATCCCATAAATGTGTTTTGGCCCGACGACCTTTACCTTTACCTATATAAAATGGCTGACCGTTGCGTGGGTCGATTAACTGGTATATGTAATACATTATATCTGTCTCCTGCATAAGGTATTTATCAAGAGAGTGAGAATAACAATTACTTATTGAATAGTCGTTGCACTGATTTATGCTACGACCGAAAATTATAAATTGTCTGTTGTCAACATAAGGAGTTATATCTATTATAGAGTCTGTTGTTTGCCAAACTGTGTGTCGTATTGCTTGAATTGTATTAAATCCTACAAGGAAATACCAACCGACTACCGGAATTCCACCATACACACTGCAGTGAATACGTACATTATTATGACAGTTATTGTAGTCATATGCCGATTCACTATTAACTGCTACTGCACCAACCCAATCACAGGAGAGTGACCTACACATGTTGATAATAGAAGAATCAACATGTGTAGGAATGGTCCACATATCACAAACTGAATCCTTTGAATGTATCGCCGCTAACATCCTGCTTAACTGCACCAATCGTATAGGACGAAATTTGAGTTTGCTGAGGAGCCACTTGAACTTCTGCACCTGCAATCCATTTCTGTGTCCACGGAAGTGTATTTGTTGTTTGACTATATACTTTTGGAAGTGAGACATGTGACATACGTTTTGCTGCAATATGTTCAATATATTCACATAGCAATTGCTTGTTAAGTCCTAGCATACTGCCGTCTTTGAACAAATAATCTGCCCATGCTTTTTCTTGTTCAACAGCATCGACAAACATTTTGATACATGCTTCTTCTGTTTCGACTGCAATCGTTTCAAAGTCGGGGTCATCTTTACGTAATGTTTTCAATAGCAACTGTGTGCTACCGAGATGCAAGTTTTCATCACGAGCAATCAACTTGATAATCTTAGCATTACCTTCCATTTTCTTGAGTTCGGCGAATGCCCAACTACATGCAAAGCTAACATAAAAACGAACACCCTCTAGAATGTTAACACTCATTAGTGCAAGCCATAGTTTCTTTTTTAGTTCATACAGATCAACAACAACTGTGTTGCCATTGACAGTGTGTGTTCCTTCGCCCAATAAGTTATAGTATCCTGCAAGTTCAATTAGCTCATCGTAATTTTTGCTAATGTCTTCTGCACAATCGATAATTTCTTCAATATCAAGCATACCATCGAAAATTTTACTAGGATTACTGTAAATGTTTCGAATAATATGAGTATAACTGCGGCTATGAATTGTTTCGCTGAAAGTCCAAGTCATAATCCAGTTTTCGAGTTCAGGCAGACTAACAATGCTACCGAAGGCTTCAACTGGTGCTCGACCTTGCACAGAATCAAGTAGAATTTGACGCTTTAAATTTGATGTAAAGATATGCTGTTCGTGTTCTGTTAAAGCTTTAAAATCTTTAGCATCTTTCATAACATCAACTTCTTCTGGACGCCAAAAGAAACCAAGTTGCTTATCAGTAAACTTATCAAAGCTAGGATACTTCATTGTATCGTATCGTTGAATAGTAGGCCCTCCGCTTGGATCGAGAAAAGCCTTTACTGTTGTATGATTACTTTTGTTACTAATATCAAATACTGATGCCATAATATTCCCTCAAATAGTGCAACTATCGCAAGCGGCTTCATCAACGAACCCGTTTACATTTTCTGTTTCGACTACTATATTTGATTGTGCAAATTTGTCAATGTCGATTTCGCCTGCGCCATCATATGTATTAAAGTAATACAATTGCTTACCACCATACTTGTAGAACATCAACATATGTTGTATCATAACAGACATTGGGATCTTTTCATCTTCAAAAAATTGTGGATTATACGAAGTGTTTACACTGATACCTTGGTCAATATATTTTTGCAATACTGCCATAATCTTTAGGTAACCTTCTGGCGATGCTTGATCCCATAATAATTCATATTTGTTCTTTAATTTATGAATACCGGGAACAACTTGCTTTAATACGCCGTGCTTACTTTGTTTAACACTTACAAGAGAACGTGGTGGCTCTACGCCGTTCGTTGCATTACTAATTTGTGCTGATGTTTCTGCAGGCATGAGTGCCATTAGTGTAGAGTTACGAATACCAGTCTTACGCAATTGTTCTCTTAAACCGTCCCAATCCATACGTTCCTGATGTGCAACTAGTTCATCCACATCACGCTTGTAAGTATCAATAGGAAGAACACCATCGCTGTATTTGGTTTCGTCATTCCAAAGACATGCACCTTGCTCTGCTGCTAAATCTGCGCTAGCTTTAATCAAATAATAACTCCATGCTTCTGCATACTCGTCGATCATTGCTAAGTTTGGATTACTGTATGTCATGTCGTTCTTAGCCATCCAATATGCAAGATTGATAATACCAACGCCAAGAGGACGTCTGCCCATTGTAGCACGGTATGCAGCTTTGACTGGATAACTTTGATAGCTCAATAATGCATCTAACCCACGGACAGCAAGTTCACATGCTTTTGCAAAATCAGATGGCTTTTTAATGTTACCCCAATTGATAGCAGACAGGGTGCAAAGTGCAATCTCGCCTTCTTCGTCGTTAAAATCATTCAACGGCTTTGTCGGGAGATCGATTTCGGTGCAGAGATTGCTTTGTTTAATAGGTGCAACTTCTGGCTTAAATGATCCATGTGTATTTGCATGGTCAACATTCATTAGGTAGATACGTCCGGTATCTTTACGTTCGCCCATAAATGAACTAAACAATTCAAGTGCGCTAACTACCTTCTTGCGTAACTTTGTATTACGCTCTGCAGTCTCGTATAGTTCTTTAAACTTGTCTCGGTCAGCAAAAAATGCATCATAAAGACCGGGTACATCTGCAGGACTAAACAGTGTAATATTTCCACCAGTGATTAAGCGTTCATACATAAGTTTATTAAATTGCACACCATAGTCCATATGAC